GGTTTCATATCCACCATCAAGCGAGAGGGTGGCAAAAACGATAGGCACAAAAAAACCCCTAGAGATTTCTCTCTAGGGGTTAGGTTTATATTAAGACTTTTTAGTCTCTTTCATTTTAGGTCTAATGTCGAACATTAGAGTCATTGCTGTATCAGTGTACTCGATTGACGGCTTACCTTTCTGTTTCTTGGTAATCGTTATATCTTCACACTGAAAGTCTTCAAAAGCTCTATTTCGCTGATCCTGAGTTGCCTTAGGATTGGACATGATTTGAAGAGCCTCAGATGCTTTATAAACATCATTAAAGGAATAGATAACTTCTGATGTTCCCTTAGCTCGTTTCTTCAACCAATCTGAGAAATTAGAGAATGTCATCACTGTAGGTGTTTGCTTGCCAGTAAGATTTTTATTGATACTCTCGATCTCATTGACATACTCAGTTGCAATGGCTTGCCAAACATGGTCTGGTTTGTTAAACAATCGCATCCCACATGCTTCAAAACTATTCCAGATAGCTGGTGTCATTCTGAAGTCTTCTTGGCATACTCTAGCCAATGCCTGATAACATTCCTTGGTGTACTCATTGTCACCTCTACCAGTTTTCTGAGCAGTGGTTAGTGCGAGCAATCTATACAATTCAGAAATTTTACCCTCTGATATGTTTGTAATAATTGCTTGCTGAGTATCTTCCAAATCAGCAGATAACTGACCTAATCGTTTAAGATTGTTATGTTTCAAGAAATCTTTTTCCTTGATTTCATGATCATAAAACCCTCTAATGTCAGTATGAAAACCCATTAGAAACTTAGGTATTAGGTCACTCTCTTTAAGCTCTTTTATAGACTTAAGCTCATTAGTCTTTATGCTAGTTTTTTTCATGGATATATATCTCCAAAAACGTTAATAAAAAGTAAATAAAATATTTACCACTAATGAACAGCATTTGTGTATATGGGCTTGTTGCTTATGTACTCACATACACTGGATGTCTGCCCATGAATAAATCTTAATAGTTTTTTGTAGTATTTGTCAAGGATTTTTCAGCCATTTTTTGAAAAAACCACTATTTTTTCTAGACCCCACGGGGGTGGGAACCCCCTTTATGTATTTGCGTGCGGCAGCGGTATATGTATATTAATCTGCTCAAATAATTTTAACTTTTTTGAAAAAACCCCCCCACCTCTTTTTTTGGTACCATAGTCCCCCCATATATGGTATTGTAGTAAAATGAAGACCTACGCCTCACTATTTTTTGTACCTGCTCTTATCTACGCAGCCTTCTATTTCACCTATACTCACGCTTGGAAGCTAGACGACTTAGACCCTTATAAAAGGTGCGAAGAAATATACCACCTAGCAGTAACCTTTGCAGACATCAGAAACCACGACCTAGTACCATCGGTAAAAACAAATAGGATGCTCACCCCATTTGAGCAAGACGTACTTCACGAAGTAGATAGAAGAGTGGTAGAATTAATGCATCTAAAATATAACAAACCAGAAAAGTATGAAGGGATGCTAGAAAACCCTAATGCTATCGGGTTACAAATTTATGACGAATGCTTAATAGACGAAGGTATCTACGAGTAAAAAATAGAATAGAACGAGTGTTAGAGTTTATTCTTATTGGATATATATTGTTAAACTTTGGTCTTGGTATTATAATGATGATTTCACTACCTTTTATTTTATTAATATGGATGCTATTTCAGCTGCTAAGTTAAGTGCTTACAACACATTAAAAGATATGCAAGTAGAGGCAAAAGACTTGCGTGAGAAACTTGACCAACTTAATAAGGAAAAGGTAGAAAAAGCACAAAGAATTAAGGAGGAGAGTCTTAAACGCTATCATAAGGAGGTAGATAGATATGACTTTGAGGTATGACTCAAAAAGATAGACATAGAGAAAAACTACTGACAAGATTCCCAGTTAAAGAACATAAAGATATCGTAGGCAGACTTTACGATAAAGGTGTACCTTACAAAGAATTAAAGATGTCATCTATGGAATATCTAAAAAACAAATATGGAGGGAAACTTAATGAATCAAAATGATAGACAAGTAGGTGGAGACCATTATAAAAAACTAGAGATACAAACGTGGGATTATATTATTGCAAATAATATAGGTTACATGGAAGGAAACATTATAAAGTATGTTTCTCGTTGGAAAGAAAAAGGTGGAGAGAAAGACTTACTGAAAGCAAAACATTACTTAGATAAACTTATAGAGAATATAGAAATTGGCTGAAAAACTAAAAGTACATTTCGATAGCACTATACCCTTACCAGAGAAGTTTGAACCAGAAGAAATAAAAGATGACTTGGATTGGGCTAGGGTAGTTATTCGTACATCGGAACATATGTACGAGAAAGGTCTTATAGAAGATACAAGTGAAGAAGATAGGCACGAGGCTATAGAAATATTTAAAGGTATGGTTACAGGTGATGGTAAGAATAAACCAAATCTTGACAAGACAACCAATGCTGTAGCGGCACACGTAGGCGCATTGCTCAATGAGTATGATAAACAAGCAGTCGATAGTGCAACGCAACTTCGTGTGTATATAACAAATAGATTAATTATAGAAAGTGACCATAAAGACCCAAAACAAAGAATGGCAGCACTAGTTAATCTAGGTAAGATATCAGAGGTTGGACTGTTCGCTGAAAGAAAAGAGATTACAGTAACGCATCAAAGTACAGAAGATTTAGAAGCGCAGATTAAAGAAAAACTTGCAAAGATATATGAAGTAGAAGCAGAAGTTATAGAAGATAAAACTGATGACACCAGCAGAGAGACAGAAACTAGAGAGTAATCTACATCTATTCTCTGAGTACGACAAAATAGAGATACTAAAAACTCTAAACGAGTTAGATAATCGCTCTGCGCAGAAAAAATCACAAGATAAATTCATACAATTTGTAAAAACTATGTGGCCTGAGTTTATTTCAGGTCGTCATCACACCAAAATGGCAGAAGCATTTGAAAAAGTAGCGAGTGGGAAGATAAAAAGACTCATTGTTAACATGCCACCACGACATACAAAGAGTGAATTTGCGTCATATTTGCTACCAGCATGGTTTTTAGGTAAATATCCAGCTAAAAAAGTGATCCAAACCTCCCATACAGCCGAATTAGCAGTGGGTTTTGGTAGAAAAGTAAGAAATTTAGTCAGTAGTGACGCTTATAAGACGATATTTCCGACTGTTGACCTCCAATCTGACTCAAAAGCGGCAGGTAGATGGAACACTAACGCAGGTGGAGACTACTTTGCGATAGGTGTAGGTGGTGCTGTAACAGGTAAAGGTGCTGATTTACTTATTATTGACGATCCACACTCGGAACAAGAGGCAGTTATTGCTGAGACAAGTCCTGAAGTTTATGATAAGGTATATGATTGGTATACGTCTGGCCCTAGGCAGAGACTTCAGCCAGGGGGTTCTATTGTCATCGTAATGACAAGATGGTCAAAACGAGATTTAACTGGACAAGTAATTAAAGCTAGTGCGCAACATGGTGGGGATGAATGGGAAGTAATTGAGTTCCCTGCAATTATGCCTGAAGGTGATCCACTATGGCCTGAGTTTTGGAGAAAAGAAGAACTAGAAGCTCTACAAACACAACTCCCTGTTAGTAAATGGCAAGCACAATACCAACAAGCACCTACATCAGAAGAAGGAGCACTACTTAAACGTGAGTGGTGGAATGTGTGGGAAGATGATAGACCACCAGCTTGTGAATTTATTATTCAGTCTTGGGATACTGCGTTTTTAAAAACTTCTCGTGCAGATTATTCTGCATGCACAACATGGGGTGTGTTCTACCACACAGATGAAGACACAGGGAAACAAACTTCTAATATAATTCTACTTGATGCGTATAGAAAGAGGATGGAGTTTCCAGAACTAAAAGTAAAAACACAAGAAATGTACAATGAATGGGAACCTGATGCGTTAATCGTAGAAGCAAAAGCGGCAGGTGCACCACTTGTATTTGAATTAAGAGCTATGGGTATACCTGTATCTGAGTTTACACCGAGCAGAGGAAATGATAAGATTGCGAGAGTAAATGCTGTTACAGATTTATTTGCGTCAGGGGTTATTTGGGCTCCAGATACAAGATGGGCGCAAGAAGTTATAGAGGAGGCCGCATCTTTTCCAGCGGGAGAGCATGATGACTACGTGGATTCAATGACTCAAGCGTTATTAAGATTTAGAAAAGGTGGGTTTGTAAGATTGCATTCAGATGAAGAGGATGAAGAAATACCGTGGTGGAAAAAACGCAAAGCAGCATATTATTAAAGGATAAATTATGGCTATAGATAAAGCAGTTCAGATTGGGGTAGCAGCTGAGGCTGGAAAAGATATCGAACTAGAAGTTAAGGACGATAAAAATCCAGAAGAAGATGTAGCTATTGAAATTAACGATGATGGTACCGTAGATATTAATTTAGGTGGTGAAGGTATTGATAGTCCTTTTGAAGGTGAGTTCGACCAAAACCTAGCAGAAGTTGTAGATACAGACACACAAGAACAAATGGTTGATGATTTAGTTGGTTTATATGAAGCTGATGATGAGTCACGTTCTGATTGGAAAAAAACTTATGAAGATGGATTAGAACTTCTTGGTCTAAAGATAGAAGAAAGAACTGAGCCTTGGGATGGTGCATGTGGTGTGTTTCATCCATTATTATCTGAAGCAGTTGTGCGTTTCCAGTCTGAAGCTATTACAGAAACATTCCCTGCTGCTGGCCCAGTTAAAACAAACATTCTAGGTACAAACGATAGAGAAACTGAGAAAGCTGCTGAGGCTGTTCGTGATGATATGAACTATAGACTCACAGAACAAATGACAGAATATAGACCAGAGCATGAAAGAATGTTATGGAACCTCGCAATATCTGGTTCTGCATTTAAGAAAGTTTATTTTGACCCAGCTCTAGGTAGACAGACAGCCCAATTTATCCCAGCAGAAGATTTAGTTGTAGCGTATGGCTCATCTGATATCACAACTGCTAGTCGTGTAACGCATATTATGCGTAAATCAGAGAATGAAGTTAAGTTTTTACAAGTTAATGGTTTCTATGCACCTGTAGACTTAGGTGATCCAGGGTTTATCCGTACATCTATACAGAAGAAGAAAGACGAAGTAGAGGGTGTAGACGTATCTGAAGATGATAGGTATGAGTTATTAGAGATGCATGTAGAGTATGATTTAGGTGAAGACCCCGATCAAATAGCACTTCCTTATGTTGTGACTATTGAACGTAACTCTATGCAGATTCTTTCTATCTATCGCAATTGGAACCAAGAAGATAAATTAAAACGCAAACGTAATCACTTCGTACATTATACTTATATACCAGGATTTGGATTTTATGGATTTGGACTTATTCATTTACTTGGCGGGCATGCTAAGTCTAGCACTTCTTTACTTCGACAGTTAGTTGACGCAGGAACTTTAAATAATTTACCAGGTGGATTGAAGACTAGAGGTCTTCGAATTAAAGGTGATGATACCCCCATAATGCCAGGAGAGTTTAGGGACGTAGACGTTCCAGGTGGTAAGATTCTTGATAATATAACATTCCTCCCGTATAAAGAGCCATCACAGACTCTTTTGGCATTGTTCCAAAATGTTGTTGACCAAGGTAGAAGTATGGCAGCAATCTCTGACTTTAAATCAGTGGATTTAAATAGTGAAGCGCCTGTAGGAACAACCCTTGCAATACTTGAGAGAATGTTAAAAGTTATGAGTGCTGTACAGGCTCGTATGCATAACACCATGAAGATGGAGTTTAAACTTCTCAAAGATATTATCGAAGATAATACTGAAAATCCAGTATTAGTAAAACAGTATTCTGATATAGAAGTTATTCCAGTTAGTGATCCTAATGCTTCAACTATGTCTATGCGTGTAGTTCAGTATCAAGCAGCTATTCAATTAGCACAACAAGCACCACAGTTATATGATTTACCTAAGCTACATCAGCAGATGTTACAAACATTAGGTATTAAAGATGCAGCAAAACTTGTACCTACACCAGAAGATATGACACCGAAAGACCCAGTATCTGAAAATATGGCAATAATGACAAGTAAACCTGTTAAAGCATTTCTTTATCAGGATCATAAAGCCCATATTGAGACACATATGACAGCCCTACAGAACCCACAGATACAACAATTAATAGGTCAAAACCCTATGGCTAGAGCAATACAAGGTGCATTGATGGCACATATAGCAGAACACGTATCTATGCAATACAGAGGTGAGGTTGAGAAACAAATGGGTGTAGAATTACCTCCACCAAATCAACCAATGCCAGAAGAAATGGAAACAAAATTATCTCAATTAATGGCTAGAGCATCTCAGCAAGTATTACAAGAATCAGCAGCTCAACAGCAACAAGCTCAAGCACAGCAAGCAGCTCAAGACCCATTAATTCAGATGAAACAAGCTGAATTAGCGCTAAAACAGGCAGAACAGCAGAGAAAAGAGCAGAAAGATTTCGTTGATGCAGCACTTAAAAACGAGAAAATTGAAGCTGATAAAGCCATTGCTGGTGCTAAATTAGGGGTTGAATTAGCTAAAGAAGAGAGAAATACTGAGTTAGAAGGTATTAAACTTGGTTCAGAAATCGTTAAAAACATGAATAAGGGGAGTTAATGACTATCGAGGAGGAATATAAAAAAGAGTTACGTAAGTTAATGAATGACTACGCTGATACTGTTTCGACAGGTGGCGCACAGGACTTTCCACAATATCGGCATCTTGTGGGAGTGATAGAAGGGTTAGCAATAGCAGAAAGAGCTTTTCTTGATTTAATTGATGCCGCAAATAAGAGTGAGGATATGTAATGACTACAGCAGTCACAAGCAATGGTATAGACGTTGACAGTACCTTAAAAAGAGTTGACGAATTAAAAGATAAATCTCTAAGACTACCACAACCAGCAGGTTATAAAATGTTAGTCGCCTTACCAAAGATAGAAGAAAAAACATCAGGTGGTATTATCAAAGCCTCTAGCACTATAGAGAAAGAGACTAATGCTGCAAATGTTGGTTTTGTTATATCTTTAGGCACCGATGCTTATAAGGATAAAGAAAAGTTTCCTAATGGAGCTTGGTGTAAAGAAGGAGATTTTGTTGTAATGCGTTCTTATTCTGGAACCCGTATGTATATAGACGGAGAAGAGTTTAGAATGTTAAACGATGACGCTATTGAAGGTGTTGTTGCAGACCCACGTGGCTTTTCACGTGCATTATAGGAGTTAACTATGGCAGAGCAAGAAAAAGAAACTCAAGAAGTTGAGGCTAAAGAAACTGAATCCAACTATGAAATTGTTGATGATACTCCAGAAGAGGATAAGAATGTAGAACCGTATGATGGTAACGCAGAACCTAGTCCTGATGAGTTAGACAAATATAGTGGTAAAGTAAAAAATCGTATAGAGAAACTTACTAAACGGTACCATGATGAGCGTAGGGTAAAGGAAAAGAAAGAGAAAGAAGCAAGAGAAGCCTTTAACTATGCTAAGTCTTTACAAGACGAAAACAAGAGATTGAGAGAAAATCTATCTAAAGGTGAAGATACTCTCTTAAAAGAAGCTAAAGCTAGAGCAGACGCAGAGTATTTATCAGCTTCAGAAGCCTATAAAAAAGCGTATGAAGATGGTAATTCTGAGAATATGGTTGATGCTCAAAGACGTATAGCTGAAGCTACACTTGCTAAAAACAAGTGGAAAGAGTACCAACCGAAGTATAAAAAGGATGAAAAGGACGAAAATCCCGAAAATACTTTACAAAACGACCCAAATAAGGTATATAATAGTAATCAAGTACCCGCTCCTGATGAAAAAGCGACTGCGTGGTTCGAAAAGAATCCGTGGTTCGGGGAAAATAAAGTTATGACTGCTGGTGCATATGCAATACACCAGGATTTAGTCGAAAGCGGTGTTGACCCTCGCACAGATAAATATTACGAGACAATAGACACTAGGCTTCGGCAAGAGTTTCCAAGCTACTTTGATAAAGGTAGTGAGGAGATTGATGACACGACTGAAGTGGTTACGGAAGAACCTACTACTAAAAGTCGCACGCCTAATGTCGTTGCTCCTGTCAAACGGGCCCCTTCTTCCAAGAAGATTAGACTTACTCAAACACAAGTGAGTATAGCAAAACGATTGGGTGTACCTCTAGAAGAGTACGCAAAACAAGTAGCCCATCTAAACAACTAATTAATAAAGGAGATTATAATGCCTCGTAAAGATAGAGAGTTAAACACAAGAGAAAAAACAACTCGTGTAAAAAACTGGGTTCCACCTCAACAATTACCAGACCCAAAGCCCCAAGATGGATTTCGATTCCGTTGGGTAAGAATTTCATTATTAGGGCAGTCTGATGACAGAAATGTTTCAGTCAAATTTCGTGAAGGTTGGGAACCAGTAAAAGCAGAAGAACATCCAGAGATTGTTACCCAATATGGTTTTAATGGTAACAAAGATGGAAACATCGAATCTGGTGGACTTTTACTTTGTAAGATACCATCTGAAACTGCTGAGAGTAGAAATGAGTATTATGCTAATCAAAACTCACAACAGATGCAGGCGGTAGATAACAATTTTATGCGGGAAAACAATCCTCGTATGCCGCTTTTTAGTGATAAACGTTCGACTGTTTCCCGTGGAACAAAATAACTATTAGGAGTTTATTATGGCAACATCAGCCCAACCTTACGGTTTAAAAGCCGTTAATTTGGTAGGTGGTCAGCCTTACGCTGGTTCTACCCGTCAAGTAAAGATTGCGTCTGGACATGCTGCTAACATCTTCAATGGTTCAGTAGTTTCAGTTTTAGCTGCAGGTACAATAGATATTGTATCCGAAGTCGGTTCAAATTCTGATGCTTTCCCTGCTGGTACCCTTGGAGTGTTCGTTGGATGTGCTTACACAGACCCAAATACTAGTCAAAAAACATTTAGGCAATATTGGCCTTCAGGCACAGTGGCTTCGGACGCTGTCGCTTATGTAGTTGACGACCCAAGTGTTGTATTCCAAATTCAAGCTGACGATACATTACCTCAGTCTGCATTAGGTATCAACATTCCTGTAGTTAATCCTACAGCAGGTAATACATCTACAGGTAATTCTACAATGGCAGCAGATGCTTCAGCTATCGCAGTAACAGATACTATTGCATTCAAAATCATTGGTTTCGTAAATTCAACAACCTCAGAAGTTGGTGATGCATATACAGATATTTTAGTTAAGTTTAACCAAAAGTCTCATGCATACACTAGCGGTACTGGTATTTAAGGAGAATAAATAATGGCTATATCACGTGCGCAATTATTAAAGGAACTCCTACCAGGTTTGAATGCCTTATTTGGTTTGGAGTATCAAAAATATGGGGAAGAGCATAAAGAAATCTTTGACCAAGAATCTTCAGAAAGAAGTTTCGAGGAAGAAGTAAAGCTCTCAGGTTTCAGTGCAGCACCAGTTAAAGACGAAGGTGCAGCAATATCTTATGACAATGCTCAAGAAGCATGGTCTGCTAGATACAACCATGAGACAATTGCTCTTGGATTTTCAATTACAGAAGAAGCTATGGAAGATAATCTGTATGACAGCTTATCAAGCAGATACACTAAAGCTCTTGCTAGAGCAATGGCGTATACAAAGCAAGTTAAAGGTGCTGCAGTTCTTAACAATGGCTTCAATAGTAGCTACGTAGGTGGTGATGGCGTTGAGTTATTCTCTACAGCTCACCCACTTGTTTCTGGTGGTACAAACTCAAACGAGCCTTCAACTAACGTTGACTTGAATGAGACTTCACTAGAAGCTGCTATCATTCAAATTGCTGGATGGACAGATGAGAGAGGTTTATTGATCGCTGCTAGACCACTTAAGATGATCGTTCCTCCGAATTTACAGTTTATCGCTACAAGACTCTTAGAGACTGAGCTTAGAACTGCAACTGCGGATAACGACATCAATGCGGTTAGATCAATGGGAGCTATCCCTCAAGGTTACACTGTGAATCACTTCTTAACAGATACTGATGCATGGTTCTTGAAAACTGATGTACCTAACGGTATGAAGTATTTTGTCAGAACTCCAATGCAAACAAGCATGGACGGAGACTTTGATACAGGTAACGCTAGATACAAAGCTCGTGAAAGATACAGCTTCGGCTGGTCTGACCCATTAGGTATGTGGGGTTCACAAGGAGCTTAAAAAGAACTCTCTCCAGAGTAACTCTAACTTCCTCCTAGAGTTTGGGCCCATTCGCAAGTTTGGGCCCTTTTTTTTGGTTGATTATATCCTCGTATAGGTATATGATTAGAGTATTAGTTCTAGGATAAATAATCTTTACTAACTGACCTAGCAGACGTTGCAGAGATAGTAAAGAAAACCTTCTGCAAAAGGAAATAAAATGGCAAATTCTACTTTTTCAGGTGCAGTCCGTTCTGAAAACGGATTCAAAACAATAGTTAAAAATTCTTCAACAGGCGCTGTAACTAGCGATATGGGTCTATCTACTTACGTGGCTACTGTTACAGTTGCTAATGGCGCTACTACAGGTAAAGAATCTTCAATAGGCATCCCATCTAACTTTATCCCTATGGGTGTAACTGTTGCAGTTACAACTGCTGCAGCTAATGCAGTTAACCTTGTTGATATTGGTACAGATGCTGATACTGACGGTTTTGTTGATGGTATTACAGCCGCAGTTAACAGTACAGGATTCAAGGGTTTCTTCCCATGTAATGGTGTTTTAGGTATGTCAGGTGGTACAACTACCGCTGCTACAGAAACAGCAGACGAAGTTGAAGTTGTTCTTTCTGGTGACCCTGGTGGAGACACAGTAGTTGTTCTAAAGTTTTTTGGGTTATCAAGCACTTCTGACGCATCATAATAGGGGGTAATCATGGCAATGTCTGACGTAATCGCTGTTACTAGGACTTCTGATGGAACATTCGTTAGTGGACGAACTAGAGTAAAACAGTTAGTAGTACATACTTCTGG